CTACAGCTTTTTCTTCGGAGGAAGCACTGCGGGCAAGCGGGTGAATGAACGGTCTGCCATGCAGATGACGGCGGTATACTCCTGCGTTCGCATCCTGGCAGAAGCAGTGGCAGGTCTGCCGCTGCACCTTTACCGCTATAAGGAGGATGGCGGCAAGGAGAAAGCCATTGATCATCCGCTGTATCTGCTCCTGCATGACGAGCCAAACCCAGAGATGAGTTCTTTCGTGTTTCGGGAGACGCTCATGACCCATCTTTTGCTGTGGGGCAACGCCTATGCCCAGATCATCCGAAACGGCAAGGGCGAGGTCATTGCCCTCTACCCCCTGATGCCGGACCGGATGACGGTGGATCGTGACAGCAAGGGACAGCTTTATTACGAATACACCGTCAGCATGGATGACGCGCCTACGGTCAAAGGCAGTCTTGTCCGGCTGAATCCCTCCGATGTGCTGCACATCCCAGGGCTTGGCTTTGACGGGCTGGTGGGGTATTCCCCCATAGCTATGGCCAAGAACGCCATCGGCATGGCGATTGCCTGTGAGGAATACGGGGCGAAGTTCTTCGCCAACGGTGCGGCTCCCGGCGGCGTGCTGGAGCATCCGGGTACCATCAAAGACCCGCAGCGTGTCCGGGAAAGCTGGCAGTCCACCTTCGGCGGCAGCGGCAACAGCAATAAGATTGCCGTGCTGGAAGAGGGCATGAAGTACACGCCCATCGGCATCTCCCCGGAACAGGCGCAGTTTCTGGAAACGAGGAAGTTCCAGATCAATGAGATCGCCCGTATCTTCCGGGTGCCGCCCCACATGGTGGGCGACCTGGAAAAGTCCAGCTTTTCAAACATTGAGCAGCAGTCGCTGGAGTTCGTGAAATACACGCTGGAACCTTGGCTGGTGCGCTGGGAGCAGTCCATCCAGCGGACGCTCTTTTCCCCGGAGGAAAAGAAACGGTATTTTGCCAAGTTCAACGTGGAAGGGCTGCTCCGGGGCGATTATGCCAGCAGGATGACCGGCTATGCTACGGCAAGGCAGAACGGCTGGATGAGTGCTAATGACATCCGGGAACTGGAAAACATGGACCGCATCCCTGCTGAGGAGGGCGGAGACTTGTACCTGATCAACGGCAATATGCTCCCGCTTGGAAACGCCGGGGCTTTTGCAGATACACAAACGGGAAAGGAGGAAGATTCCGATGAAGAAGTTCTGGAAGTGGAAGAACCAGGCGGAAACAGCTCCGGCGGAACGGACGCTGTTCCTGAACGGCACCATCGCCGAGGAAAGCTGGTTTGACGATGACGTCACACCCCAGCTTTTTAAAGAGGAACTGATGGGCGGAAGCGGAGACATCACGGTCTGGATCAACAGCCCCGGTGGCGACTGCGTAGCGGCTGCCCAGATCTACAACATGCTGATGGACTATCCGCATAATGTCACGGTCAAGATTGACGGCATTGCGGCCAGCGCCGCATCGGTCATTGCGATGGCTGGCACGAAGGTGCTGGTATCACCGGTGTCCATGATGATGATCCACAATCCCATGACCGTGGCCATGGGTGATACCGCAGAAATGCAGAAAGCTATCGAGATGCTCTCCAGCGTGAAGGATTCCATCATCAACGCCTATGAGATCAAGACCGGGCTGTCCCGCGCCAAGCTGTCGCATCTGATGGACGCGGAAACCTGGATGGACGCAAACAAGGCGGTAGAGCTTGGCTTTGCCGATGATGTCCTGGCACGGGCGGAGATCTCGGAGGACATGGAGCCGCCTGCGGTGTCCATGCTGTATTCCAAAGCAGCTGTGGTCAATTCCCTCATGGATAAGATTGCGGCCAAGTGCAAGACCAATCCTAAGAAAACTGAAGACCCCAAACCCCAGGGCCGCTCCGTAGACAGTCTCTACGAGCGGCTCAACCTTTTGAAACATTAAGGAGGATACCACTATGACGATTCTTGAACTGCGTGAAAAGCGCGCCAAGGCGTGGGAGGCCACCAAGGCATTCCTGGATTCCCACAGAAACGAAAAAGGTATGCTGTCTGCTGAGGATGACGCCACCTACTCCCGCATGGAGCAGGAAATTACCGACCTGGGCAGGGAGATCGCCCGTCTGGAGCGTCAGGAGGCGCTGGATGCGGAGCTGAACCGCCCGGTGAACAAGCCCCTCACCGGCAAGCCCATGAGCGGCAAGGAGGAGACTAAGACCGGCCGCGCCACCGATGAGTACCGTTCTAACTTCTGGAACATGATGCGCTCCAAAGCACCGATGCCCTCTGTGGTAAATGCCCTGCAGATCGGGACGGACTCCGAGGGCGGCTATCTGGTACCGGACGAATATGAGCGCACCCTGGTAGAGGCACTGGAAGAGGAGAATGTATTCCGCCAGCTTGCCAGGGTGATCCAGACATCCAGCGGCGACCGGAAGATCCCGGTAGTGGCGACCAAGGGAACCGCTTCCTGGATTGATGAGGAAGGCGCCTACACGGAGAGCGATGATTCCTTCGGCCAGGTATCCATCGGGGCGTATAAGCTGGGGACGATGATCAAAGTTTCCGAGGAACTGTTAAACGACAGTGTCTTTGACCTGGAAAGCTACATCTCCCGTGAATTTGCCCGCCGCATCGGCGCCAAGGAGGAAGAAGCCTTCTTTACCGGGGATGGTTCCGGCAAACCCCTGGGCATCCTGGCAGCCAGCGGCGGCGCAGAGACCGGCATCACTGCTGCGTCTGCCACCGCGATTACCGCCGATGAACTGATCGACCTGTTCTACTCCCTGAAATCGCCTTACCGCCGCAACGCTGTGTGGGTGCTGAACGATTCCACCATCAAGGCAGTCCGTAAACTGAAAGATGGCAGCGGCCAGTACCTGTGGCAGCCTTCCCTGACTGCCGGAACGCCGGATACCATCCTGGGCCGTCCTGTGCGTACTTCGGCCTATATGCCCGCCATCGCCGCCAGCGCAAAGACCATCGCTTTCGGTGATTTCAGCTACTACTGGATCGCAGACCGCCAGGGACGTTCCTTCAAGCGCCTGAACGAACTGTATGCGGCAAACGGTCAGGTGGGCTTCCTCGCTTCCCAGCGCGTGGACGGCAAGATGATCCTGCCGGAGGCTGTTAAGGTGCTGGTACAGAAAGCATCGTAAGGGAGGGTTGACAGATGAGCTACAACGGAAAGAACTACATGGAACAGGGCGGCGATAAGTGGGTGATTGGCGGCACCCTCGAAATCAAGGAGGGGGCTTCTGTTACCGGTTTGCCCGCCGCCGGGGTTCCCCAGGCGGCAAACCAGGCCGACAGTGCCGCGGAGGATGTTTCCACTCTGGTTTCTGATTTCAACGGCCTGCTGGCCAAGCTGAAGGCGGCGGGCCTGATGGCATCCAGTTAAGGAAGGAGGCGGCGGGGATGGACACTCTGCTGGAAAAAGTCAAAGCAAACCTGATTCTGGAGCATTCGGCGGATGACGCGCTTTTGCAGAACTACATCACCGCCGCTGTTTCCTACGCGGAGAGCTACCAGCATATCCAGGAGGGCTATTACACGGAGAATGCGATGCCGGCCACCACCGAACAGGCGGTGATTATGCTGGCATCGCATTTCTATGAGTCCAGGGACGGTTCCACGGGCGGATTCTTCGCTGATAACACAAACGCAGCACAGCAGGTCTGGAACACGGTCAACCTTCTGCTTCGGCTCGACCGGGAATGGAAGGTGTGATATGAGTTTTGGAAAAATGAACACCTTCATCTCCATTGTGGAAAAACAGTTCACGCAGGATGATGAGGGCTTTAAGACGGAAACGGCTGTGACCGTGGCAGAGGTACGCGCTTACCGGGAAGGCCGGCATGGCAGTGAGAAATGGGCCAACATGGCTTCCTTTTCCACCGCCACCGACCTTTTTCAATTCCGCGTGATACCCGGCGTCACGGTCACAACCGATATGCGTATCCTCTGTGACGGGCATACCTTCGAGATCACATCGGTGGAGGATGTCAAAGGCAGGGGGATGTATCTGGAAGTACTGGTACAGGAGGTGAAACCCGGTGGCTAAAGCGACATGGAGGATGCCGGAGGATTTCCTGATGAAGGTGTCCCGGCTGGCGGACAAAACCGATGAGATTCTCCCGAAGGTGCTGGAGGCGGGCGCGGAGGTTGTGGAGGACAAGGTGCGCTCCAACCTGCAGTCGGTTATCGGCAGCGGGACGAAGTATGAGTCCCGAAGCACCGGTGAGCTTCTCCGCTCCCTTGGCACATCTCCCGCCCTGCAGGATAAAAACGGGGACTTCAATGTGAAGGTGGGTTTTTCCGAGCCGAGGTCGGATGGCGACAGCAACGCCAAGATCGCCACCATCCTGGAATACGGCAAAAGCGGCCAGCCCGCAAAACCCTTCTTAAAACCAGCCCGTTCCTCTTCCCGGAATGCCTGTATCAACGCCATGAAGGCGAAGCTGGACGAGGAGGTGGAGAAGATTTGAGCCTGCTTTCGGAAATCAAGGCTGCGGTCACCGGCTGCGGACTGCCTGTGGAGACGGGCGTGTTCTCCGGGGAGCCGCCAGAGGAATATGTGGTGGTCACGCCTTTGGCGGATACCTATGAACTCCATGCGGATAACCTGCCGGGGTATGAAACCCAGGAGGCGCGGCTCTCCCTGCTCTCCAAGGGCAATTATACGCAGCGGAAGGAGCAGCTTTCAAAGGCGCTCCTTGCCGCTGATTTTGTGATTACGGACAGGCGGTACATCGGCCATGAGGACGATACCGGCTACCACCACTATGCCATTGACGTGGCGAAACTGTATGGATTGGAGGAATGAACTATGGCTACCATTGGCCTTGATAAACTTTTCTACTCGAAGATTACCGAGGGTGAAAACGGCGATGAGACCTATGCCGCCCCGGTGGCTTTGGCAAAAGCCATGACCGCCGAGCTTTCCGTGGAACTGGCGGAAGCTACGCTGTACGCAGACGATGGCGCGGCGGAGGTCGTGAAGGAGTTCCAGAGCGGGACGCTGACGCTGGGTGTGGACGATATTGGGAAAAGCGTGGCGGAAGACCTGACCGGGGCGGTGATTGATGAAAACGGCGTCCTGATCTCCGC